CCGAAGCGTTCCCGTAGGCAGCAAACTGCTGCTATTGCGTAGGCGGGCCTGCTCTAGCTTTAACGCTGTCAAAATTGCGTTAGGACTTGTGTATAGCAATCCTTGTATCGGGCTAATAAATTGCACCACGTCGCGGTGGTCAATTGGTAAACCACTAAACAAAATTTGTTTAGACGGCGCAAAAAAAACGGGACCTGCCTGGTCGGTGGTGGTGCACATCGCGGAAGGCATGCGCTGGAAACTTTTTGGATAACCGTCGGAACTACGCTCGGTAATGTACAAAAAAGCTCGCTGCGTAAAAAATAAATCATCGAATAACCAAGCAAGCGTTGTGCTGTTTGGTAGCGACGGGTCTAACTGGCGTGTCCAGGCGCGCGGTGCAATTTGAATTTGTTCAAGTTCGCGCGTTACGGGGTTCCACATTTCGTTATACATTGACAACGGCGTACAGCCAATAACTGACGCCAGCAAGTCGCGAGCCCTAGTTACCGACGGAACCGCCATGGCCCTTTGCCTCGAATTGCCCTGGGTAAAAGCGTAAAAATTATCTAGTTGCGAAGCGCCAACATTTGAACCAGCGGCAGCGGCTTTAACCGTTGTACCGATAGCGGCCTTGTTGACCTTGTTAAATAACGCCATGCGTTTAGTCTGCCATATCTGTTAAAAGTTTGGTGGCACTACCCACGGTGAAGCGGTCTATTCTTTTCCCGACGAAAAGGTAAGCCGTCGCGGATAGTGCCAACACGATATTAGCGTGAAACGTTAATTACTAGCGGTTTGCCGACAAGCTGCGGTTTTGAGGCTAAAGCGGCAGCCCAAACCATGCACCTAGCCAACGTGATAGGCCCAGGGCTACGGGTAGACGATAGGGCTACGCTGCCTTGGTGTTTTATCAGTACGGCGCGCTCGACGTGTTCTATTAACTGGTTTTCGCCGTGGTGGTAAATACGGTTTTCTAAAATCATATTTTTAACGGGGCTAGTCCATTTCAATAGTTCGCGATAACCAACAATGGTTTTACGGCGTTCCATGCTGGGCGGTAAATGTATTTCTAGGCCTGGCGTTATTGCTAAACGTAATGTTGGGCCTGACGCTATTTCGGCTTCAACTAAACGCCACATTTCGGCAAGTGTGCCCGCAACAAACGCAACGGTAATAGCCGTTTTTAGCCCTACTTGTATAGCCCTTACGCCGACGTATAGCGCGCCGTCTTGGTCAACCTCGATAGCAAGTATTCCGCCTGCCGGTATCGGGTCGTCACTTTTTAGGGCTTCAAATACGCCAGGTTCCAGCCAACCGTTTTGGGTTGCTGTCCACGTGTTAACCGACGCGCGTAAAAAGGCGTTTCGGTTTGGGGCTTCGCTTTCTGCCTCAATTACTTCCATTTCTAAGGTATGCCCCAGCGCAGGGTTTGCGTACGCCCAGGCCTCGGGGGTCATTAAGTCCATTGACGGCGGCGGGCTAAATTCGGCAAAATACAACTTTGTTTGTTCGCCGCTATCTATTGCTCGTAAACCCTGTTCACGCCAACGCAACATGGCTTTACTGTCTTGCGTACCAGCTGTAGACATCATCACAAACAAAGGATTTTTGCGCGCACGTTGCGACGGTAGCAAACCCTCATCTATGGCCGCTTCCGAAATATCCCAAACTTCGTCGGCTACCACTAGGTCAACGCTGTAACCGTGACCAGCTGCAGGCGTGGCCGCACGTGGAAACCACACGCTGTTATCCGGCATTGTTAGCACCATGCGCCCATAGGACCAAGAAACGTGGGCACCAAACTTGGTTTCGAGTATCGGCGCCAGGTATGTAAACAACGCGGTAGCCAAATCCAATTTGTGGGCAACAGTAATAACCGTTTGCGCCTGGCCACGCGCTTTACCTTGCGTAGTTAACCACCAACCGACAAGCGACGCAATCGCAACCGTTTTACCGTTCTGTCGCGCAACAGACACAAGGCCAACACGGTGTAAGTAATCGCCGTTGCTATCCATAGACGTTAAACCGTGCAAAATGTTTAACTGCCAAGGCATTAGGTCTACGCCAAGTACCTCTTTCGCAAAATCCCCAATTTCGTTTACAGCCGATTTTTGACCGCTTGCGGTGGTCGTGACCAATCGCGGCATATCGTGGCCAGTTCGCGCCAGTTCCGCCAAATCCTTATGAAATATAGGGATAATATCTTGCGGGGGCAATCGTTGGTCGTCAAAAAAAACGCTATGAGTGGTTGCCTGTGTTTTGCTTACTGGTGTTGGGTTTGCGTTGCGTTCGCGTTGTAGGTGTACGCCGAATTGTTGACCTCTACGGCTGTTGCATGGCTTGCAGCTGGGCACTAAGTTATCGAGCGCGTGTGAACCACCGCGTAAAGGCTCGACTAAATGGTCGGCGGCTGTTGCTTCGCGTTGGCCGCACCAATGGCACATAGGGTTATCGGCTAGTAGTCGTTTACGGTTGGCTAGGTATTCGCTGTTGCCGTTGTGAGCTGCCACGTTATGACCTTACCGATACTGACGCGCCGCGTTCGCGGCTTGTCCTCGGGTTGTTGTGTTGTAGTTCCATGTCGGGCTAGTCCTTTGTGTCGGTTTGTTATCGGTATGTTTGTGCGTGTTGTTAAAGCCTAATGCTGTAATGCTCTACCCTTCGGGCTGCCTCAATCCGAATACCTTTGCATTACGCCTGATTATGTTTACAGGCCGCCCCGACACTTGGCGTTATTACTTTCGTCTATCAGTTTTAACACGTGCCGGTCTAACCACGTTCCCGTGGATTAACCCCGCGCCATGCGAACGGCGTACGGTCTTGTGTCTTACCAGTTGTTCGGTCTGTTACTTATCGGTGCGCGACAATAGCACGGCACATAGCATCATTAAGGCAATTGCTAACCAGGCTGTACGTGTCACGGCATTTGCCTTCGTAAAGCTTCGAGCGCTAAATACAACTCGTCTTGTGACTGTTGTAGGCTCTTAGTAGTTTCGTCTAGTAAACGCTTTATTGCGTCTAGTTCGTGATGTAGTTCCATGTTAAGTTTGCGTAGGTCTTGCAGCTGGTCATGGCTTCCGTAGTTGCTGTTGTATCGGCTCATACTTTCCAAGCCTCAATTACTTTAGACGCTTGGCCCATTGTCAAGGTTTCTATTACCACGTCGTCGGCGTCAAGTAACAGCTGTATTGCTTCAAGCGTTGCTAAGTCGTCTAACCCTTTACCTTTAGCAAGCGCTTTAATCATGTAAAGTTGTTTACTACTGGCGTGTACGCCGCCCTCTTTAGGTGTACGCATAGGGGTTATAGTGGCTTCGTGGCCGTCTAAACGGGCTTCAACTTCATTACGGCTAGCAATCGACTTAGCTGCGCCGCAACCCATATAACCCAACGCGCGCCCAAGTGCAGACGTCATGCCTACCATGTATTCACTGCGTTTAGTGTAAGGCGTGTTGCCTGGGAACGGTTCGGCAGCCGACGCTATAACCGGTATTGGGTCCGCCATGTCGCGCCACACGGTTACGGTGCAACGTATAAATGTCGAGCCGTCGGGCATTGTTATTACTTGGTTATCGGTTTCTTGTATGCGTAAATCGGGCCAGCGCTTTAATGCTTCCGCTAGGCGTGTTGGTACGTCTACGTAGTTGTCAAGGTTAAAGGCCATTGGATACCACTACCTCGCAATTTACGGTTCCTAAAACTTGTGCAGCTTGCAAATATGCTGCAGCGGCTAAATGTGATGTTGTATTAGTTTTGTCGGCGCAATGCATTAAAACATTTAGCAACCACTCGCCAGCGTCTAATTGTTCTACGTCGTAGGAACTGTCGGAGTAATCGTGCATAGCAACTAGCAACGTAACTTTTTGTAATTGGGTATTTGGTGTTTCTACTTTTTCGTTCATGTCGGGTTATCTTTCTGTAGTCGGGTTTATTTCTTAAATGTACCGTAGCACACGGTAGTTACACGGTAGGCAAATCCTCGATAGGTTCTAGCCGGTCCGTTGTAATCCAATACGCGCCGCCGCTTGTGTCTGCGTTGTTTTGTAGCCAATGGGTTTTAGTGGGTATTTGGTGGCCCCATGTCCAGCCCCTAATTTTGTAATGGCAATCAAACAGCTGCACTAACACGAACGGGCTTGCCTTAAAGGTGGTTGCCTGGTTGCGGGGAACTATTAGGTTTATTTCGTCGTTCGCGCAACGTGTCGACTTAATTTGATATACGCCTACGTCGCCTACAGCCCATGCTTGTTGGTCTAGTGGTATTGCAAAATGGTCCGCAAACACTATTTCGCCTAGCGCGCCGTCAATATATTTTTGTAGCCCAGGTGCAAATTGTTTACGCGCGCCGCTGGGGTGTGCGCCCTCGCCGTAATTGTTGTAGTTAGTTGTGCCGTAACTAATTGCGTCGGCTAATTGCTGTTCGGTGTATAACCGTTCGTATGTTTCTTGCATGGTGTCGGGTCCTTTAACGGTTTGCGTTTGGTACAAGCTTTTAAATCTTTATGGCTGTATAACTTTTTAGTTGGGTTCGTTTTGTGGGGCGTTTCTTTAAGTGTTTGCCCGCACAAGTCGCAAATCATATACCAATGATTACGGCCATGGCGGCAGTAATAACAGCTGCAGCAAATCGGTGTTCGTCGCTACCTGACTGCAGGTACTTTTCTTTCAGTATTGCTAATTCGTCTAGCAATATCGAGTGGTCAACCGGCTTAGGTGCTGGTATAAAATTTGGTCTAAATACTTCGTCTACAAAGTTTTTAAATGTTTCGGCGTACTTTTCTGTATACATCTGTCGGGTGCTTTCTGTTAGGCCTGGGTCGGGTATTGGGTATTCGGTCATAGGTTAGGCAAGCGCCACGGACCGTACCCCGAATTATGCCATATGGCTAGTGCGGACTTTGTGTTAATCACGGGGTCGAATAAGTCGGTACAGGTTTTAAGTATGCCTTGGGCTTGTAACCAACCTGTAGGCCAATAAGCGTTAGGTCGGCACCAGTAGCCATTTATTTGATAGTAGCCATAGCTGCCGCCTGCCGTGTCTTTGGGATTAAATGCGTCTGCTTGACAGTGGCTTTCACGGTAAATAATGCGCGCAACGGTGCCCATTTCCTCTAAAGGCCAACCTACCTGGGTAGCGACTTGTAGCGCATATTGGCAATTTGTTAACGGTGCAAGCGTTGTAGTTGTTGTAATCGGTAAAGGCGCCAAACTGACCGTAACGGGGGGCGTTACAGGCAGGGCGCCAGGCGCGTTGTGAGCCTCGTAGGCGAACGCTAACCCTGTCATGCTTATAGTGACAGCCGTAAAGATTTTGGCTATTAGAAAGTTCATGCAATACCCCTTTTTTCGTCGGTCCTAAAACCGTAGTAGGCGCTTAGGCGCTAGGTGGTGATACTGGCTGCAAACCTTGTAGGTATTGGGTTACAGGTTCAGGGATTTTGTCGCCTGGGTAATAAAACCAATGCCAAGGTTCGGCGGGCATGACTTCAAGCGACCAACCAAACGCTGGGCCGTGTTCGCACATCCAGGCCCACGTTTCGCCTTCCATGTTTGCGTAGTCAACTGCCAAACCTAAGTTGTGGCGGCTGCTACCAGGTGCAGCTAGTGGTGCGTTGCCTGGGCGTAGGTAATACTTTTTGCCTTGCCAAGTACGTGTAGACGCGCCCTCGATAGGTTGCAACGTGTAGCGCTGTAAAAACCCCGCGGTTTGTTGCGCTAGTGACCGGTACGTATCGCCTTGCGAAACGGGTTTAAATTGTTTGATACCTGCAGCGAACGCGGCGGCCCGTAGTGCGTTGTATGCGTTGGCGGCGCGTGGGTGCAGTTTGCCGAACGGCTTTATGTCTACAAGCATATTGGCGGGTAGTTCGCCTGGGGTTATATGGCCCAACGTGGCAGGTAATACCAGTTTTTGTATTTTAGGTATTACTACGGCTTTTACTGCAGGTTTAGGGGGCTGGGGTGCCACTTGTTGCCTCGGCTGGTTTACGCTTTAGGCCGTTAGCTGCTACAAGGCCGCTTAATGTGCCTGTCATAAAGATTGACAAGGTTTTTAGCAAGTCGATAAAGGCGGCGTCATTAGGTGACTGCTCTACAGGCTGTGTAACAAATCCTAGAAAATACACAAAACCAATAACGGTGATTGCAAACGTTACGGCAATTGTGCAACCTACGAACACAATCATACGCGCGTGTAATAGTTCTATTTCTGCTCTTTGCCTAGTCATTAGTTACCCTTTCGCATTGAACCATTGTATTACATCGTGTCATTGGGCCGCTTTTAGGGGCGTTTTGGCGTGTTGTTTCGCAAGCGGTTAGGACAAGTGCGAGCATGACGCTAGCCAACAGTAAGCGCGGTTTCATTGGCTTTAATTTTTAGGCTCATGTTGAGCCAATGTCCTCAATGATTAGCACACAAGGCGCGTTTGCAGTTGAGTTAACCACCAAGTCACCACTAGATGACCTGCCTCGCAACTTGTAAGTAACCGAACCAGCGGCAGGGGTAAAAATACAACTAGCGGAAAAGTTAAGTCCAATGTTGGTACTC